TATTTGGTCACTGGTAATCGTTGCAAGGTCTGCAGGGCATTCTATAAATATTTCTTTGATAGATGGGTCTTCAATGGCGAATTCATTATGTTTATATAACAAACATTTTGTATTTATGTAAACTTTATCACCATATTTGATGCTAACAATATCTGGTTTTTTCAATTGATATATTCCATTAGTAATCACAGCATTTGTATCATCACTTAAATACCATTGCAACAGTTTAACACTATGTTCAATCATGGCACGCTGCTTACGCAATTTAGTTACACACGATATAAATAATTCTTCTTCGCGGTAGTTTTTTAAGAAGACTTTCGTCGAATAAAACAAATTTCCTTCAACGCATATTTGTCCTGTATAAGTGTTGGCAGCCTTTAATAAACGTGTTATATCCGAATTCGAAAAATTATCCGCTTTTAATTTTTGCACCAACCCATCCACAAATCCACCACTTCCACCGCTAATTACTTTTACTTTGTCGCCTACGGCCCATGAGCCAATATATCTCGTAGTTATAATCTCTTTATATGGTATTACTTCTGTCGCATCATCGTCGTCAAATTTAATTGTATACGCTTTTGTGCCACCAACTGGTAATTTTGTAATTATACCAGAACGATACTGTTCACCTTCAATATCATCATAAAAATCGTATCTCATTTGGTTGTATGGGTAGGTCACAGTTAAATCCTTAGGCGGTTCTTCTACACATTCATGTTCACACACCACTTTTGGTTTTGAATCTATTTCGATTTCATTATTCTTTTTATATTTTTCCGTTTCAGACTCACAATACGCGTTCTTAGGTTTATTTTCTCTGAATTTAATAATTTGTTTCATTTCCAAATTCAATAATTCTAATATATCTCCCTCATTTGGTAAATCTACTAGAATTTGCGTATCAAAACGACGAAGAATTGCGGAATCCAAATACCACGGATAATTTGTCGCGGCAATAACGGTGACATTTTGTTTTGAATTAATACCATCCATCATCTGTAAAAGCGTATTTACTGAATTTCCTGCTAATCCAGTTTTGTCAGCATTCCTATCTGGTGCAATAGCATCAAATTCATCCATAAACATTACGGAAATAAACTGTTTCTTTCCGCCACATGTTAACTGACTATCACAAGCCGCTTTGGAAGCACATGTGAACCATTCTTCTATTTTTTTCTCCGTTTGGCCCACATACTTACCCTTTAAATCGCCTGGTGATGGAGTAAAAAATAAAATTCCTATATTTGGGTCTGTTTTTTGTAATTCATTTACCGCGGCTTTAACAATATACGTTTTACCTGTTCCAGGCGGGCCATAAATCAAAATACCTTTGGAAGCTTTTGGATATAATCTGGGATACATTAATGGAAAAACCAACGAGGTTTTGAATAATTGCTTCTCTCGCTTCATACCTGCTACACCTGAAAAAAACAAACAATTAGAGCTACCTTTACTAAAAACGAGTGGTTGTAGTTTGGTACAAATTTTCTCCCAATCTTTTTTCTCGTCTTTTTCGACATCAGGTCTACCAGACCCAACTTTTTTTTGCAATACTTCAACTGCCGTGAGACAGCATTGTAGAGCGTCTGTTAATGTTGTTTTCGTATCATTTGGTGCCGCTACAACAGAATCTCTCGGAGAAGAATCAGGTGTTACAATATTTACATTTGCTCCTGAGGTTCTATTTGTATTTTCTGGTGGCAACTCTCTTAACATGGCATTTAATAAAACAGCTGCACATGAATAACTAACAAGTGCCCCCGAAAATTCATTTGTTGAGTAATAAAATTTCGCATTTCCATATAATATTTTTATTTCTTCTAGTGTTTGTTTTGATGTTTTTGATAAAGATTTGGTATCAATATTATCAAAAACAGATGTTTTTACACAAGATTGACTCATTTATATATAGTATAAAATATAATTTTCTTTATTTGGTTTATTTTCTGTTTACTATTTTCTTTATTTTGTTTACTATTTTCTGTTTACTATATTTTGTTTTTGTTTACTATATTTTTGTATTTTCATATAAAAATATATAATTACTATATAAAATGGCAGGTTATAGTTATAAAAATAGTATTCATTTTAAACTTCCTGAAGCAAGCGAAGAATATAATATAGAGAGTTGTGATGTGTTAGATTATCATAATATTAAAAATGTTTTAGATAAAATAAATGAAAAGGATCTGGTTATTGAGGAGTATATTACTAAATATATTCCAGAAGAAGAAAAATTAATGACATATAATTTTAAGCCTACCACAAAAAATATATTGGATTCAAATATGCTGATGTTGCATATAATGAATCCGTCTAACCTGATTCAATCGTCACAACCGCCAGATGATACTAATATTAACAAGCCAGAAATGATAGAAAAAATGAAAATGATTCCCTTTCATTTCGAAAGTGAAAAACAACGACAAATCAAAATGTTAAAAATCAGATATGAGAGAATGTCCACAAAACTAGCTGACTATGATAGAAAATACCGAATAAAACAGTATTTAAAAGAGAAAGAACGAAGAATGAATTGTTTGTTACAAACGGTTCAATTAATATCGATTGGATATGGAGGCACCATTTTTGCTATGAAATGTATTATGATGGCCAATCTATATAATCCTGCAGTGTGGTCCACCATGGTATCTAGTATATGCGCCAGCCCATTACAATTTCAAATGTTTATAGACTTCATGCAAAATTTGTATATTTTTTCCGCATCTGAAATAATCACTTTAAAAGAACTCTTTGAAAAATTTCAAATTGCCCAAATGACCAGTACAACTTTGCAAGACGAAAAATATATTAAAACTATTATTGAAACCATATTTTCCGAAAGTGTAACCAAAGAAGCAACCATCGAACAAATAAATAAAGAATTTTTAGGGACAGAAGACAGAACCAGTTTATCAGATTTTGGTAATTTTATAAAAAAAACACTCGATGCCAGAAATATTTGGGACCAAGATACACAACCTAATTTAGATGTAAACAAGGGTCTTTTTTCATTAGCCTATTCATATTTTTATTCGCCTTTGGGGAGAGAAACATTGACAACATTGAAAATCGCCTTAGAAGCTTATGGTTATTTAAATACCACATCAGATTTCTTTTCAACTTACAAGACCGCTAGTCCTACCCTCTTTTTTAAGGGAATCGCCTTAAATTCTGTAAATAGTTCATCCTTTAATACGTATAATAAAATATTGGTGCAAAATCTGTTTCAGTCCATAGCAAGTATAACACCTAATTTTCATTTGAAAGACACTTTTTTCCTCCAAACGGAAATACCTATATTGGGAGAAAATATAGAAAACTTATTTGTCACTACAATAGAAAGTTTTGTAAATGTCCAAATTACCTCCTCTATCAATGGTTATTTTGTTCAATTAGAAAAAGAGGCTGGTTATGACCCTGAAGCTGAAAAGAAAAAGGAAAATGCGGAAAAAGAAAACAACATTGACTCTGTTATGGAAGAAATATATCAAAGAGGGAAAAAACTCAGACATTATAAAAGTATGGGTTACTCCAATTACCAAATTGCTCGTATCATTGATAAGCCTGAACGTTCTAACAATTACAGGTCTTCTTTCGGTCGTTGTATGAAACATTTTTATAACTTTTTTGCAGATTTGATAGAAGATCCTGTTTTATTATTAGACACGTATGTAAACGCTTCATTTATATTCAATGTAATAGAACAAAATATATATGGACTATTAACAGGCGGAATTTCGTCCACCATGAATACCATTGTTCTCTCTGGAATCGCTCATAAGAAATTATTTAATTTGAGTTATTACACTGGCGGAATCATACCAACGGATATTATACCTATGAATATACTTACTTTATTCTTACAGTTTAAATATGGTAATGATACCGTTTTAACAACTGAAATAAATAAATGGCGCGTAGATTTTATTGATAATATTTCTAGTGATTTATTGACTCTTTTTGATGAAATGCAAAGCGTTTTATACGATTCTTCCCTGGGGATGTCATTAGATAAATATTTGAATGCATTAAATAATACCATCATTGGAAATATATTTAAAATGTCTTGTAACATTTCTAGGTTTTTTTTAAATTACATTGGAATACCTAGAATAAGAGGGATTCTTCATGATGTTATTCCGGTGTTTAATATTCCAATTATAGAGACCCTGAATGATAAACAGAAATGTATCAGACTTTTTGCTTTTATTGATAATAAATTTTCGAACATCATCCGTGCTTTCAGAGAGAGTAAACTAATAGACCGGTTGAAGACCGATTTATCTCAATTTGCAAATATAGGACAAATCATTCAAGGGACTATTATACCATATTTAACAGCAGGACAGTATTTCGAATGGAAACCACAACTTGGTAGCCCTTTTAAAGGAAATATTGTCAAGGTTTTACGTTTAAAACCAACGGATGAAAATAAAAATGAAAATGCAAGGTACGACGAACTTTTAGAGAGAATGACATCTGATATCGACAAAAAAGGAGAAGGAGAAATAGAAAAAACCCTTTTTATTATTGATAGTGATGAGACATTCATGAATTTCAAAGTAATCCAAATGGAAGATATTGAAAAATTGTTTGAAAAATTAACTACAGATGCAGATGACCCTGATTATAAACCTAGTGGTCTCGATGATTTTGTAAAACTGTTTAAGAAGGAAAATTTTGCCTATACATTCAGCAATTTAACAAAAACGGTGAGTAAAAAGGCAAAAGAATTTTGGAATTGGTTGAGTGGTAGTAATGACCCCACCGACGCGGCTGGAAATTTATTAGACGATTATTCGGTTACCAACATTTTTTATTACTATTATTTAAAGCTGTTTTTAGACGAAAAAGGCGCGGAGTATAAATTAAATAATTTTGAATTTCAAGAATGGCTTTTACAAAAGTCTACTAGAATCATGGACGATATGGGTAATATGCAAACACCAAACGCTACAGGAGTTGAGGTCGCCATTATAAACAATATATTATTGTCCTTCCCCAAAAGACTTCTTACCCAATCCGCAGAGAATGACTGGTTTGGCGCGAGGTGGTGGTCCTATGTTTCTGGAACGCAAGGGCAACTCGTTTCAAAAATCGATATTCCACCAGATGGCATGGAAGCTTTAAAACAATTTATAGGTCACATGCAGGATGGAGCGTTTATAGATGACGCAAATTTTGTA